GCTCATGCTGTTTGGAAGAATACAAAAAAATATGTAGGTCATCATTAGAAATCCAATTAGATTACACCGAAATGTTTCCTAATCTATATGATTTTAAAATTGATAAACAAGAGCACATATATGATAATGCTGGTGATTGGTTACGGAAATCATATAGGGGTGGATGGTGCTATTTAGTAAAAGGAAAAGAAAACAAAATAAAAACGAATGGGACAACGGCTGATGTAAATTCTCTTTACCCCTCTATGATGAGTAGTAAAAGTGGAAATAAATACCCTATAGGTTTACCAAAATTTTGGACTGGAAATTTTATTCCAGAAGAAGCGCTAAAAGAAAATATGTATTACTTTGTAAGAATAAAAACAAGGTTTTACATAAAAGACAACTATTTGCCATTTATTCAAGTAAAGGGGGATTTAAAATATAAAGGGACAGAATCATTAGAAACCAGTGATGTGTACAACCACGAAAACGACGATTATTTTCCTTATTACATAGATAAAAACGGAAATATACAACAGGCTAAAGTTGAACTAACTTTAACTATGACAGATTATCAACTAATAAAAGAGCACTATGAGTTAGTTGATTTTGAAATTATTGATGGTTGTTACTTTTATTCTATGGTTGGTATTTTTGACGAATACATCAACAAATACGCTAAGATAAAAAAGGAAAGTAAAGGTGCGTTAAGAGAGTTAGCAAAGCTTTTTTTAAATAACCTATATGGGAAAATGGCAAGTAGCACTGATTCTTCTTTTAAGATTGCATACGTGAAAGACGATAAATCTATAGGATTTATGCAAGTAGTAGAAAACGATAAGAAGCCGGGGTATATTGCTATAGGCTCTGCTATTACATCATATTCAAGAAATTTTACAATACGAGCCGCGCAGAAAAATTATTATGGAGCAGAAAAAAGGGGGTTTATATACGCAGATACAGACAGCATACATTGTGATTTATTACCGCAAGAAATAAAAGGGATTGAAGTAGACGACAAAGAGTTTTGCTGTTGGAAATTAGAAAGTTGCTGGGATAAAGGCATATTTACAAGGCAGAAAACTTATATTGAACACGTTACACACGAAAATCTTATACCATTAGAAGAAAGTAAGCAATACAACAATATTAAATGCGCTGGTATGCCGAAAAAATGCAAAGATTTGTTTGAAATATCTATGCAAGGTACAGCTGATGTAAACGAAAACTGGAGTGATGAAGAAAAAGAGTTTTTATTCGATAAAGACAACAAGCCGATTGTTAGAGATTATAGCGACTTTAAAGTTGGGTTGAAAGTGCCAGATAAGCTTAGACCAATTCGCATACGTGGAGGCGTATTACTTGTGAATACTACTTATGAAATGAGGTAAAAAATATGACATATGGTGAGTTATTAGGTTTTCTAATAGAAGAATGCGATAAAACAGACTGTGAGCATTGTGTTTTAGAGGAAACATGCAAAGAGTACAATACAACGCCAGAAAAAACTAAAGAGTATTTAATAAAATGTGAAAAAGAATTATAAAATAAAATAGCATGAGGAGAAGAAAATATCTTCTTTACTCATGCTATTTTTATATCTGTAACTTTTGTACCATTTAAAGCGGTCAGCGAAACCGAAAAGTAAACAGGCAGTATTTTTTCAACTGTGCTACCCTGTTTATTCATTAATGGAAACAAAAGCAGATACCTAATAACTTAAAGCTGATAACACAGCTTCCTTGCAACGCATATCTTTAAATCGAAAACAGCCATGCTCAAAGAAATAGCGCAAATTCGATAAAAAGAAATCATTACGTTTCAACATAACATAATTTATATTATGGTCGTCAGTCGTGACTGAAATTCTAGTTAAAAAAGAACTATCTGCCTTGTCGTCACAGTAGATTAGACCATTTTCAGTATATTCGCGTAACGCAAAGTCACTTCCTTTATATCTTAAAGTACAAAGGTATTTTGACTTTCCAGCTGGTTTTTCAACAAAAGCCTTGTTATCATTCAGATACACGCATTCACTACTATAGGCAGTATAGCTATTTTTAGAAAAAGCTCTGTTAAATCCGCTATTTTTTTGCTCTATACTTGCACTTTCAATATATCCCTGTTCAAGTACAAAGCCGTCCCCCCTTAAAAACTTTGTGTCGTCTTTGAGCCTGCCAGAAATACCCATTTCAACATAGTATGGATTTATAATGCTGACTGGATTGCTTAACATATAAACTGGGACATATCGAACTTGTTCGCCTTGTCCTCTAGCTATGGATGTGTGAATACTTATAAATTTCTTAGTTTCATTATCGCAATAGTGATTTGTTTCGCTCTGAAATTCGTCAAAAATCATTCGCTGAATGTCTGAAAATAAGTGGCTATATTTTTTGATTTGGTCTGCATTGTTTAAACTCAAAGCATACCCACAACTTTTTTCGTTCAAAAACAACTCTTGAAACGTTCCTTTTGCTCTTCTTTTTGAAGTCATAGTATAACCAGGAAAGAATAAACTGCCTAAATCTTTATAGAATTTATCGACAATATCGTCTAGTTCATAATTGTACCTATATAAAAGCCCAAACTTTTCATTTTTATCAAGAAATCTGTTAATGCACAGTCTACCAAAATAGGTTGTTTTTCCACCTGTACGATTAGTGGTACACATATATATTTCTGGTTTATTTCCATTTATATCAAGCATTGATAAGAGTTTAGTTCCATCATAGTATTTGCTCATAAATTTATTGCTCCTTTCCTTATTAAATTATAGCACACCTATTGACATTTTTCAAGATTTAGTTTATAATAAAATTAAATTGAATAAGAAAGGAAGTGAAAAAAAGCATGCAGTTTTACCCTGTTATTATCGCACTAATTTTTAATGCTCTTGATTTAGTAACTGGAATTATTTCGGCGGTAAAATCAAAAGACATTAAATCAGCAAAACTACGTGATGGGTTATTTAAAAAGGTTGGCTTTATACTTTGCTACCTTGTCGCATGGTTGGTTGATACACAAGGGAAATATATTGGTTTTCATATAGATGTATCAATTCTTCCTATTATAATTCTTTACGTGTGCACAACTGAATTAGTTTCAATTCTGGAAAATATCAGTAAAATTAATTCAGACATTTTGCCAGACAAATTAATGGAGTTATTTCACATTTCAGAAATTAATAAGGAGTGATTAAAAATGAAAGTGTATCTTTCACCGTCAGACCAGTGGTCAAATATAGTAGCTGGTGGTAAACATTCGGAAGCTTTTCATTGTATAAAGATTGCCGACTACGCGAGAGCCTATTTAGAATTGAATGGATATGAAGTTAAGGTAGGCTCATCAGTATCAGAAAATACCTATAAAGACAGAGTAAAAGAAAGTAATGAGTGGGGTGCAGATTTGCATATCCCTATTCACACAAACGCTGGTGGAGGTTGTGGCACTCTGGTGTTGTGTTATCCTACAAGAATAAACAACAGACATGTTATAAACATTTACAAAGAAGTTGCAAAACTTACACCCACAAAAGATAAAGGAATTCAGACGACAAGCAATCTATACGAAATTAATGCTACAAAATGTGTAGCTGTTTATCTTGAATGTGAATTTCACGACAATGAAGATACTGAAAAATGGATTGACAGCCACGAAAAAGAGTTAGGCAGGGCAATTGCAAAAGGGGTATGTGATGCAGACGGAAAAGTTTATTTTGCGGAATTAACGAACCGTAAGAAAATTTATAAGGTGCAAGTTGGTGCATTTCATAACAGAAAAAACGCTGAAAAGCTGGAAAAAGACCTGACTGATAAAGGGTACAGCTGTTATATTGCAGAGGAATAATATGCCAGATATTAACAAGGCTTATTCATGGGCTATTGAAACATGCAACGCTCCAAACGTAGGATATAGTAACGCATATCGAAACCAACAAACAGTCGGTGGTATAACCTATTATGACTGTAGTTCATTTATAAATTATGCGTTACTAGCTGGTGGTTTTGAAACCCCTAATTATGCCCCTAGTCACAACTCATTTACAACATATGATGAAGCAGAAGTGTTATTATCACTAGGCTTTACGGAAGTATCTGCAACAGGCGGGTATTTAGCTGGTGACATAGGTTTAAACCCAACGCACACAGAAATGTGTTATCAAGGTGGGCAAGGCTCTGGTATTTTCATGGGTGCGCACACAGACAAAAGACCACTGGCAGATCAAGTAAATATCAGTCCTTACACATCATCATTTCAAAGACTTTTCAGATACGGTGACGGTGGTGTAACCGGATATGGCGCAAGCATTTATGTTGTATCCGCTATGTGCGGTAATTTTTGGCAAGAGTCAAATATTAACCCCGGAGTCTGGGAAAAAGAGCCACACGATTGGACAGCGTTAAATGTAGGGTATGGACTAGGACAATGGACTAACACAGACGGCGACACCCATGGCAGACTTTATCAGTTGCATGAATGGCTACAATCAAATGGTTATGCTGATGATGATGGAAACGGACAGTGCGCATATATCGTACATGAAAATGTGTGGATGCCTAAAACTGGGTATCAAGAGTACGCTACACTGGGAGATTTTTTAAAGTCAACTAGCACTGACATTGAAAGTCTAACGCATTATTGGAATATGTGCTGGGAGGGAATACACGATTCGTCATGGGACTATCGAGTAGAACGCGCAAACGCTTGTTACAATTTTATTTCAAGTAATGCAAACAACACCAATATTACTAACTGGATAACAAAAGATGGTTATTTAACAGAATCAGAAATTTTTAACAATGCAGTAATGTTATATCGTTATTTTAGTGCCGGTGGTGGGGGTGGTGGAAGCCCATCAAAAAGAAAAACAAAATTACCACTTTATATGATGATTCGATATTTTTAATGTTTCACGTGAAACAATTATAAGAAAAAAGGAGTCGATAAAATGTTATTTACAAAAGGAAAGTACAAACACGAAACAGGTTTTGAAATTATGGTAACAGAAACCGGAGATATTCTTATTTCACCAGACCACCCACTTTCTTTAAGATTATCGGAAATTTTCGATAAAAACAAGTGGACAAAGGTTGAGTAGGAGGTTATAATATGGCTGTAAGAAATAAAGAGGAAATTTTAGAAGCAATTAAAACAAGAGTAGGAGAGCAGACAGATGATGAAACAATTTCATTTCTTGAAGATGTTAGTGACACGTTCACCGACTTAGAAACAAGGGCAAATGGTGACGGTGAGGACTGGAAAACAAAATATGAAGAAAACGATAAAATGTGGAGAGAGCGCTACACAACTCGTTTTTTCAGTAAAGAACCAGAGCCAGACCCTAAACCAGAGCCAGAACCAGAGCCAGAAGTGAAAAAAACATTTTCAGATTTATTTAAGGAGGGTTAAATATGCCTAGACGAGTTGCTGTCAGCACATTAAACGCAACAACAATGGACATTCTAAACGTTATCAGACAAAATGCAAGTTATGATTATCAGCAGAGTGTACCAGAAGTTACAAAGACAACTGATATTCCGAAAGTAGGTGAAGTGATTTATGGTACACCGGCTTTTGCGAATCAGTTCATTAACGCACTTGTAAATCGTATTGCAATTGTACGAATGCAGAGTGCAACATTCAACAATCCATATGCAATTTTAAAAAAGGGTTATCTTGAATTTGGTGAAAGTATTGAAGATATTTTCGTTTCAATTGCAAAAGCGGTAGATTTTGACGTTGAAAAAGCACCAAAAAGAGAATTTCAGAGAACACCGCCAGAAGTAAGAAGCGTATTTCATACAATGAACTGGCGTGTTGTCTACCCTGTCACCATACAGGATGAAGATTTACGACAGGCTTTTCTTTCAATTGATGGCGTGCAGAACCTTATCGCAAAAATCGTTGATTCTGTTTACACTGCCGCTGAATATGACGAATTTTTGTTGTTTAAGTATCTGTTAATTAAAGCCATCAGCCATGGAAAAATGTTTCCTATTTCTACCGGACAGGCGGACGATTTAACAGATGCCGCTGTGAAATTTAGAGGTGTATCAAACCTTTTACCGTTTATGTCATCAAACTATAACGAGTGTGGCGTTAAAACAAACACGCCAAAAGACAAACAGGTAATTTTTATGGACGCAACTTTCAATGCAGAATTTGACGTATCTGTCCTTGCTTCTGCATTCAACATGGAAAAGGCTGATTTCATGGGACGGTTGTTTCTTATTGATAGTTGGTCTGAATTTGACAACGAACGCTTTGACGTTATCAGAGAAAATTCAGACGGTATTGAAGAAATCACAACACCCGAATTAGATCTGATGAAAGACGTAAAAGCGGTATTGCTTGATGAAAATTGGTTCCAAGTTTACGACAACAATAACAAGTTCACTGAAAAGTATGTGGCTAGTGGTTTGTATTGGAACTATTTCTACCACACATGGAAAACTGTTTCTTACTCACCATTTGCGAACGCTGTTGTATTCGTTCAGAGCACAGCAAAAATCACTTTACCGACTGAATTAACAGTTGAAATTATCAGCAAAGACCACAGTGAAGAAGCTACCGTGTTTGCGTTAAGTGCTGATACAGACGTAGCTAGCCTTGAACCGAATAGTGTTCATTTTGTACAGGATGAAAGTACCACTACAAATGGAATTGCAATTCAGAAGTATGGTGCTGTTATTATTCCAGCTTCAAAAGCGGATGCCGAAATAACTTTAGTGGCAGAGGTTAATGGTCAGACCTATACTGGAACTACAGCAATTTCAAGTGCTAACAATGTTGGGGACACTGTCACAATGAACAAAGCGTAAATAGTCAATCTAGGGTGAGTTAATAACTTGCCCTAGAGTTTTGAAAGAGGTTAATATATGTATATCGAGCCTAATAGTAATATTCGTATTTTAAAAGACGTTCCTTTAGATAAAACATTTGACCATACCATATATTTTGGAAACGCCAGCGCACAGGCGTCTTATTTCATTGGATTACAGAAATATAACTTGAATAATTATACCTACCAGAGAGTTAAGCGTGGTTATGCAAGGGTTGGAATAAAAGCTGATAATTTGTATGACTGTAATTATATGATGTTTCAAAACACCTCATATGGTAATAAATGGTTTTACGCGTTTATCACTTCTGTTGAGTATTTAAACAACGAATGTTCACAGATTGAATTTGAAATTGATGTAATGCAGACATGGTTTTTTGATTACAGTTTAGAGCAATGCTTTGTTGAAAGAGAGCACACAGTAACAGATAATATTGGTATTCACATTGAACCAGAAAACGTGAATTTAGGTGAATATGTGTTTAATGATTACAAAGACTTATCGGTTGCACTTAACAAGCTTGCAGTCTATGTAGCTGTGGTTGATACTGACACTCAACCAAGCGGAACTGTGTATGATGGTGTATATGGGGGTTGCACATTACACGCGTACCCACTAGATAAACCAGAATCAATAAACACTCTTTTAACGAAATACGCACAAAAACCGGATGCAGTTGTAGCTATGTATATTGCACCAGCTATCGCCACTGGTACTGTTATACCAGATGAGGGAATGACAATTGTTTTTTCAAAAAATGCGTATTCGTTTAATAGTTCAAGTGGTGCGGTAAGTGATGAAATGAAAATAGATGGATATAAACCGAAAAATAAAAAACTATACACATATCCATATAATTTTTATTGTATTACAAATGCTGGGGCTTCTTCACTAAATTTAAGATATGAGTTTTTTGAAAACCTAACGCCAGCCTGGAATATAACAGTACCAATGACAATGCCTATACAATGTGTACTAAGACCGCGCAATTACAAGGGTGCTGAACTAAATTTAAATGAAACCTTAACACTGGCGAATTATCCTATGTGCTCGTGGAGTACAGATGCGTTTCGCGCATGGCTGGCGCAAAATGCTTTACCATTAGTGACAGAAACAGGGGTTAAAATGGTAAGCGGTTATTTAGGTGGTGGAGTTGCAGGTGCGACTGTAAACACTGCAAACACAGTTATGAAATCACTGTCGGAGGGATATCAAGCTTCAATTCAAGCGGATGTTGTAAGGGGTAGTATTAACACTGGTAACAATAGTGTTGCTAGTGGACTACAATCTTTTTACGGCGGTAGATGTTCCATAAGTGCCCAATATGCCAGAATGATTGATGATTATTTCACTGTTTATGGATATGCTGTGAAAAGACTGAAAATTCCAAACAGAAATAGTCGTCCACATTGGAATTATGTTAAAACTATAGGGTGTACAATAACAGGTAGCATTCCAAGTGATGATATGCAGTTAATTTGTAGCATTTATGACAACGGTATTACATTTTGGAAAAATGGGTCTGAAATAGGTGATTATAGCTTAGATAATAGTCCACAAGGGGGTGAATAAATGGGAAACAGAAAAAGAGAAAAAACACTATTCGGTGAAAGTGCTACTGTAAATAATCTAACATATATGCAGTATTTGAACAGATTAACAGAGTTGAGCGTATCTATGTTTGAATGGAAAAATTTGCCACCTACAGTAGACGCAAGATACCTTGAATTACATTTGTTTGAGACTGGGTCTATGGTTTATTTTGATGATGACGTAATAGGCAATCTTTGTTTAGACTGTTTACCTAGTGGTAGATTAGATGTTTACGGAAATCCAGTGTTAAGGCGTGCTTATTCTGGATATAATAACTACCAGAAATTGTTGAAAGAAAGCAACAGTGTAATTATCTGGAATAACTATTTGCACACCAATTCAATTTTAGAGGTGAAAATGTTTGCAAGAAGATTGTATAACCTGGATAGAATTATAGATGTAAACGCTAACGCACAGAAAACACCAGTGCTGATACAGGGTACAGAGCAACAGAGATTGACCTTAAAGAATTTATATAAAGAGTTTGATGGTAATTCACCTTTCATTTTTGGTGATAAAAACCTTGACTTAAATTCTTTAAAGTGCTTACAGACTGGTGCACCTTATGTTTGCGATAAATTGTATAATTTGAAACAAATGTATTGGAATGAAGCGTTGACCTATTTAGGCATTAATAACACTGGAGCACAAAAGCGTGAACGTATGTTAGCTATAGAAAGTTCACAGGCACAGGGTGGAACTATTTCAAGTAGGTATTCCAGATTGCAGAGCAGAAGAGAAGCTGTTGAAAAAATCAATGCAATGTTTGGAACTAATATTGAAGTCAATTACAGAGAAGATTTTATGAGTGTCTATGAGGGGCAAGGAGTTGATACCACAGAGGGAGAAAGTGGGGTTGTGTTAAATGAGTAAGTATACAACTGAGGTTCGTTTTATCTGTGAAAGTAAGTCGGGACTTGAAAATTCTAAAGGGTGCGATGATGTTGACGAAATTTTAAATAATAGCTGGAATAAAATTTTTACAACAAAAAGATATATCAAGC